GGCGGTCTACAGCATGCGAGCACAGGAGCTTTAAGAGCTTTACTTGACTCAGCAGCATTCGCAAATTTAAATGGTGGCTTTAGAGCTAAAGGAGCAAGAATTGAAGGTGGAGATTTAACTATATCTCCAGGAGAATGGGTAGAAGTAGAAGCTTATGGAGATGATTTAAGAAAATCATTTATACCACTTCCATTTAAAGAACCTTCTCCTACTTTACTTCAACTTTTAGGAGTAATGACAGAATCAGGTAGACGTTTTGCATCAATCGCAGATGCGATGGTAGGTCAATCCGCAGGATCTGGTCCAGTAGGAACTACTATTGCTCTTATAGAACAAGGTTCTAAAGTATTTTCTGCTATACATAAAAGATTACATCAAGCTCAAGGTAGAGAATTTAAATTAATTTATGAAATTAATGGAGAATATTTAGATGATGAATATCCATATGAAACTATTGGTGAAAGAAAAGTAGTTAGAAGAAAAGATTTTGATCAAGCGATAGCTGTAGTACCAGTATCTGATCCTAATATTTCATCTTCTGCTCAAAGAATTGCTTTAGCACAAACTGGACTTCAATTAGCACAACAAGCTCCTCAGATTATTGATGTAAAACAAGCTTATAAAAGATTTTTACAATCTTTAAATGTACCTGATTATGAAAATTTATTAATAGATGATAAAGAAACTCCTCGTAGAGATCCAGTTTCTGAGAATATGGCTGTATTAAATGGTAAACCTATTCAAGTTTTTGAAGAACAGGAACATCAAGCTCATCTCATGGTTCATCAACAATTTATTAATGACCCAAGATTTGGTGGAACACCTGAAGCTAAACAAGCTATATATGGTCAAATGTTAGCACATATGGGTCAACATATGGCTTTTTTATATCAACAACAAATGCAAGCTCAAGCTCAAGAAGGAAATCCAGTATCAAGTGGTCAATTTAATAAAGAATTTTTAGATAAAGAAGTTAAACCACTTCCAATTGAACAAGAAAATAGAATTGCATTAGCAGCAGCCGAAGCTGCTCAGGGTTTAATGGGTAGTATGCCACCAAGTCCAGAGCAACAACAAATGCAAATGGATATGCAAGATAAAATGGAAAATTTAAAATTAAAAACTGAAGAATTAAATATCCGTAAAGCAAGATTTGAAGAAGGTGTTAAAACTAATGAAAGACAACAAACTAGAAAAGATGCTGAAGTGAAAGCTAAAATAGTAGAAGCAGCTTCTCGAATTGCAAAACGTGATAAATAATATGTCTGTTAAAGCTGAAGAAATAAAACAAGCTAAAAAATTTTTAGAAAATAAAAAATTATCTATTAAAGTGATTAAACCAAGATTATTTGCTATAGCTTCTAAAGAATTAAAACAAGATTTTGATAATACATTAAATGAATTAACGAAAGCACTCAATGGAAAAACTACTACAAGCAATCAAAAATCAAATAAAAAGACATAAAGAAGAATTAGGTAATAATTTGTTGTCAAAAGGTGTAGATAACATAGAGGAGTTTAAACGAAACTATGGCTATGGTCAGGGTTTAGATAAATCTCTACAAATTATTAATGAATTAATAGAAAAATACAAAAAAGGAGAAATAGAAGATGATTAGTAATGAAGCATGGGCTACAGAAGATGATGTAAGTACACCAGTAAATGTGCCACAACCAGTTGGATATAGAATTTTAATAAGACCAAAAGGTCCTGTATCTAAAACAAAAGGTGGTATTTATTTATCTGATAATAATAAAGATACTCAATCTTATTTAAACAGTATAGGTCAAGTAATAGCAATGGGATCTGAGTGTTATAGCGATAGAAAATCACCTTGGTGTAAAGTAGGAGATTGGGTTTTGTTCGGTCGTTATGCAGGTGCACGCATATCTGTACAGAATGTCAAAATGGTGATAGTAAATGATGATGAGATCATTGCTTCACTCGAAAGTTCTGAAGTAGTATCTCAGCAAATATAAACATACGTTATTGAGTTAAGAATAACGCCAACATAGGAGATAACTATGCCTAACGAAGAAGAAATAAAAAAAGAAATTGAGGTTAAATTAGACGAACCTCTTTCTGAAAAAGAAATAGAGATAAAACCTAATGCTCTTGAAACTCTAACTCAAACTTTTGAAAAAGAAGAAGAATCTAAAGTTGAACAACCTAAAATTGTTCCGCCTTATTCTGATGAACTTCCTTATTCAGAGAAAGTTCGTAAGAGAATTCAAAAAGAAGTTGCCAAAAGAGCTGAAGCTGAACAAAGAATAGCTGAATTAGAAGATAGACTATCTTCAATGGAAAGAAAAACTATTGATATTGCTAGTAAATCACTTTCTAATCAATATTCTTCTGTTTCTCAAAAACTTAAACAAGCTATTGATGAAGGTAATACTGAAGAACAAATAAAATTGTACGAAAGTATGGCTGATATTCGTAGTCAAATGAATAAGACACAAGAATATGCTTCTGAAATGCCTAAAAAAACTGATCCTAAAAAACCAATACCACCTTTAGCATCAGATTGGGTAAAAGAAAATAGTAATTGGTTCAATAAACCTGGTTATCGTAAAGAAACAGCTATGGCTTATGGAATTGATGCTGAGTTAACAGAAGAAGGTTGGGATGTAAATGATCCAGAATATTATAATGAAATGACTAGAAGGTTAAAATCTTCTAATTTACCTCATTTTAGTAAATCTGAAGAAAGTTCTTCTCAAACTGACAAAAATGTGGTACAAAAAGCTAACAGAGTGCAATCTCCTGTTGCTGGAGTTTCTCGTAAAAAAGGAATCGACAGTAACCGAGTTAAGCTTACTTCTGATGATTTAGATACTGCGAGAAAATTTGGTATCGATATTAATGATGAAGCGGCACTGAAACGTTTTGCTAAAGAAGTAAAAAGCTTTAGTGATACAGGACAACTATAGGAGCCTGATATGAAGAATAATAAAATAAAAAATGAAACTAGAGTTGAGAAATCAACTGTAGCTTCAAAGTGGCGCCCAACTAACTTATTGGAGGCACCTGAACCGAGACCTGGTTTCAAACAGAGATGGATTGCAACGATGGTTTTAGGACAGGAAACACCAACAAATGTGGCTAAACGTATGCGTGAAGGTTGGCAACCTAGAGACCTTAAAACAGTTTCTGATGCTAATAAATATGCTACGATTGAACATGGCAAATTTGCTGGTTATATAGGTATGGAAGGAATGGTACTCTGTGAAATGCCAGAAGAAATGGTAAACCAACGTAATGAATATTACGCACAAATGACTGAAAATCTAATGAGATCAGTCGAGATGGACATTCACAAAGTAGAACGACCTGGAAATCCTATAAGCCGTTCTTACAAGACCGAAGTTACGAGGGGCGGTTTTAAAGAGTAATAATTTATAACAAGGAGTTATAAAATGGCTAATACTAATGCTCCTAATGGGTTTGTACCTCTTAGGCATTTAACTGGCGGTGTTATAAGACCTCAGGCCTATCCTATAGCTAATGGATTTGCGACTTCACTATTTTCTGGTGATTTAGTAACATTACTATCTGATGGAACTGTAGGGATTGCAACGAATGCTATAAACGCACTAGGTGTGTTTTATGGTGTTCAATACATCGATCAGACAAGTGGAGATGTAAAATTCTCTAAAATTTGGCCGGCAAGTACAACAGTCAAAACTAATACAGCTGCGACTGCTTTTGTATATGACGATCCAAATATAACATATGAAGTCCAGGGTAATGGAACTTTTGCAAATGCTAACGTAGGTGAGCTTTGTAATGTAACTTTTACTGCTGGTGAAACAACTTTTGGTGGATCCCAACAAGAAGCGGATCTTGGAACTTTAGCAACAACTGCAAAAGTTTTAAGAATACTACGACTTGTGGATGAACCAAGTAACGCTGTAGGTGCGGATGCTAAATTAGAAGTGGTTATTAATAACCATCTATATGGTACTCGTGCTAGCGGTATTTAAGGAGATTAACACATGGCTTTAAATAGGGCGCTGTTTACCAAGCAGCTTAATCTTGGTTTAAATACCGTGTTTGCTATGGAGTATGATAGATACCCAGAACAATGGAGAGATATTTACTCTATTGAGCAATCACAGAAAGCTTTTGAAGAAGATGTACAAATGATCGGCTTCGGAGCTGCACCAACAAAAGCTGAAGGTGCTGCAATATCTTATGATAGTGGAAAAGAGGGTTACACTGCAAGATACGTACATGAAACTGTAGCTTTAGCATTCTCAATAACTGAGGAAGCTGAAGAAGATGGTTTATACGGATCTTTAGGTGCTAAGTATGCTCGTGCACTAGCAAGATCAATGCAACATACTAAAGAAATTAAAGGTGCAAACATCCTTAATAATGCAACTACTTCTTCAGTAGGTGGAGACGGACAAGCTTTATTGTCAGCTTCTCACCCACTAGGTGGTGGCGGAACAGCTTCTAACATTTTATCAACACCAGCTGATTTATCAGAAACTTCTCTTGAAAGTTTATTGATTCAAATCTCGACTGCGGTTGATGATAGAAGTATTCCAATAGCATTGACTGGACAAAAACTAATCGTTCCACCTCAATTGGTGTTCGTTGCTGAGCGTATTCTTAAATCTAATTTAAGACCTGCGACTGCTGATAATGACATCAATGCAATGAAACAAATGGGTATGATTCCGAGCGGAGTTGCTGTTAACCAGCGATTAACTGATCCGGATGCATATTTCATTATGACTGATTGCCCAGATGGAATGAAACACTTTGTAAGATCACCAATGAAAAAAGCTGTTGAAGGCGATTTTGAAACTGGTAATTTAAGATACAAAGTTAGAGAAAGATATTCTTTCGGTTTTACAGACTGGAGAACTATCTACGGTTCAGAAGGAGCTGCTTAATAACTAATCTGTACTAGGCGTAGTAATACGCCTAGTATTTAACTCAAACGACTGCGAAAGCAGACTATACTGGAGGTATAGACATATGGGTACAACTACATTTTCGGGACCGATTAAAGCGGGAACGATTAAGGACACTACAGGCACAACAGTTGGCGCAGATATACAAAACACAGGTTTTGTATTAATGAGTCAAAGTAAAGTTGTTGCTCTTACGGGAGCGACTGCTAACACTACAGTTGCAGTAATACCTGCTAACTCACAAGTAGTAGAAATATTTGCTGATGTTAGAGTAGTATCTAACGATACTGGTGCTGCAAACGTTTCTGTTGGTAATGCTTCAAATGCTACAGCTTATATTGCTGTATCAAATGCAAAAGTTACTGGAAGATTAACAGCTGTAAATGCTGCTATTATTTCTTCAGCATTTTTAGATGTTGGAACTTCAGATTCAAAACTTACTGCTGTATTTCAAGCTGGAACTGGTGATGGTACAACTGGCTCTGCCGTTGTTACTGTTTACTATTTACAAGATACAAATTTAGCGTAATTAATTAGAGGGCCTTCGGGCCCTCATTAAAAAATTATGGAATTTAATTTTGATTTTAATTCTTTAAGAGAAGTAGGAGATGCTTTAAAAAATTATGGCAAATCTACTGATGAAAAAATAGAGGATTATAAAAAAGTTAAAGAAGATTACGAAAAAGGAAGAACTGAAGAACAAGTAATTCTTGCAGAAAGAGAAGATGCTGGAGCTAAATCTAGTGAATTAATTACTGGTGAAGAAGCTATTAAACAACAATCTAAAAAAGATGAAGATATTTTAGATAAAAAATTAGATGATATTAATAAAGTAATAGAGAAATTTAGTGATAGTGGAGGAGTTAAAAAACTAGGTGGAAGTGGTGGTTTTGATAGTTCTGTTGATATTAATCCTAAACCCTATAATTTTAATGAAGTATTAGCTAAAGATTATTTATCTGGAGTTATTCAAAAACCTAGTAGCACAACAAGCAGAGTTAGTCTATTATTAGAAGATTTAGCAAAATTAAAATTAATATAAGGAGATAAAATGTCAGGTTCAGATGTAAAAGCAAATAGCACAACAAGTACAGGAT